GTCATACATTGCATTGTGAAATAATTTAACATTAGGTGCAGCACAAACTTCTTTGATCCATGCCATAACTTTATCTTTATCCATATTGCCACCACCTTCGTGAGCGATTGGATAATAAGCTGACCATCCTTCAACAGCAACAGCAATTCCTACAATATTACCATGTCCTCTGATTGCTCCAGATCCCATAGACTTAAGTCCAGGATCTTTTGTTTCTAAGTCAATTGCTACGTGACTGTAGCCTTTTAAACTTGGAAAATTCTCAGGACAAATCCATTCTTTCTCTGCTTCGTACATTGTTTATAATACCATAATTAAAAATAGAAATACACACATGCAAGTAAATAAACCCAAATCAAATATTGCAGTTTTTTTCCAACTAAACATTGTAGTCTCTTTCTATTATCATTTCTAAATAATGAATTGCTTTTAATATATCTTCCTTCTTACCTTTTAATCTATGTCTACAAATATATTTAATTGCATTACCTTCTGCGAAAGGTAAACTGTTTTCATTAATAAAAACAGATGGCTGAATTTTCATTTTTTTATAATGTTTCCCGCCTATTTGTTTGAAAAAAGCTTTATTCGTCATCGTATTATTTCTCCTATTCTATATTGATGTTTGTTTTGAGAACGCATAATGTATAAGTTCTCCTTTGTTCGTGTTACACCTACAAAAAATACTCTGTATTCAGCATCAGGATGTTTTAATGCTTTGTTACGTATTTTATCGGTTATACAAGGATATAAAATAACATTGTCACATTCTTCTCCTTTTACACCATGTATTGTAGATACTTTAATTCTAGGTTCTGAAAACAAATCGTCACCTCTATATAATAAATTACTAATGTAATGTTTTACAGGTTCATTAAAATCTAATTGTTTCCAATCTCCTTCTATTAATAATCCATGTTTTTCTTTTAAATCTTTAAGACTGACAAAATCTTCCTCTATGGACTTTCCATTTGCATGACCTTTAACAAAATGTTTAAGATTAAAATTTAATCCTATTTTATATAAATCTTTTGCATCATCCGCTGTAACTACTTCTCCTTTGTTTAATCTAACCCATGTTCTATATGTTTCTAAAACATTCTCTGGTAAATGTTCATTTTTTTTAGAAATAAACCTAAGTCCTAATTTTACTAAATAATCTTTTATTGGAACTAACATATGATTTGTTCTAGTTAAAATCATCCATTTATCTTTTGAAAGATTTATGTTTTCTATTCTTTCATTCCAATGTACTTCTCCTTCGGCATCTCTTGGAAGCCATTCTTTTTCTCTTCTATTTTTTATTCTACTTAAAATATTAATTGCAACTGCATGAACTTTTTTTGGAACTCTTCGTGAAATTACTCTTGCATCTTCCTTGCCATCTAACTTTATAAATATACTAGGATCAGCACCTTGAAAACTATAAATAGTTTGATCGTCATCCCCTGCAACGTATGATCTCTTACACTTTGATTCAATGTATTTGAACATGTCCCATTGCAGAGGATTCAGATCCTGTGCTTCATCAAGAAAGACTGCGTCAAGTGGAGGACATTTATCTTTCTCAACAAACTGTTTTATCATATCACAGAACTCAATCATTCCTGTGTGCTTTTTAAAAACATTTAAATCTAAATTAATTTGTTCTGTTATGTATAAGTTTAAACTATGCTGCAGATCTAATTCAATTGCTGCCTCTGATAAGTCTATTTTTTTATTTCTTGCATATTCAATAACTTTCATGTGTGGATTTTCATGAGTTATATATCCAGTCTCACTATCTGGTCTACAATCAAAATTCATATTTAAACAAATTTGAGAATAGTTTTTAAATAATTTCCACTTATCTCCTTCTAATAATTTATTGGTTGTATCCATTCCTACCTCTTTTTTTCCCATAGCATGCATTGTAGAAACATATGGAAAATCTTTTCTCATATTATATCTAGGAAAAAAATTTGATATTCTTTTTACTGCTTCTTTAGTTGCTGCATTACTAAATGTAATGTATGCAATTTTATTAGTTGGTGTTTTATACTCCTCTATTTCTTTTCTTAAATAAAAATTAACTAAGTGATGCGTTTTACCTGTTCCTGGAGGTCCTGGAATAATTATTCTATTTGTCATACTTTAAATGATGGATCTTTTATTTGATCTTCTGTTGGTTCGGGTCTGCTATAATTAGGCGTGTCCATTATAAAAACTCTAATTGATTTTTTATCTATATATCTAGGTTGTTCTGTAGCTTTAAAAACATCACCTAGCATTTTTAATGTTTTATTTTTATTAAGAGTCCAAGTTTTGCTTTTGCTTAGAAATTCTAAAAACCCAGACGCTGTAAAATATGTTTTTCCATCTTCATTATAAGCACATTCATTAATAACATCCGACATTTTTTTAGCATTAACTCTATAAATAAAATCGTTCATTAAATCTTTTAATTGATTATCTAATTTTGCAGACTCAGGAACTGGAATTTCTTTCATGTTTGCTCCCATAAACTTCCTTAACATTTTTCTCCAAACAATTTTACTAACTGGAAGTAACGGTTGTCCTAGTTGTGACATACATGCGATTGAAAATTTATCAGGTTCATGTAAAATTTGATCATCTACCTCTACAGGAAGACCATCTATATAAACAATATAAATCGGAGGATTTGATTTAAATATTTTAATTTCTTCTATTTCAGGAACAGGAGCATCTTCTCCAACTCCAAATTCTCTAGTAACACAAGTTTTTGAATCACAAAAACTTAAAATAGGTTCTTGTTTACATTTATAACGATAATCTTTTTTGTTTAAAGAACCCTCTAATCCTTTCATTTCACTTGAAGTAAGAGGAGGTTTCATAAACTCTTCATTGTAAACATATATCTTACCTTGCCATTCAGTTGGATATCTTTTTTTAAGATACACACCTACATTGTACATCATATCATTTCTACCACCTTCTGTTATTCCATCTTTTAATAATGTAACTAAACAAGGAGGTGCACCTTTTAATAAATCATTTTCATCTTTAGAATTATCTTTCATTATAGTACCTTGAATTAAATCTTTTTCTGAAATTGATTTTAAATCATAAACTTTATAAAAATTTTCTAAACTTAATTTATTCCCTTGATCGTCCAATGCATATCTAGTTGTATTATCTCCACCGTGATATGGAATATTCAACCAACTTGGTAAATCATTTTTATCAAATTTTACATAATCTTGTTTTGGATAAATTTCTCTTTTTGCATGGCCCAATACTGCAGCCATCTTTTTTAATTTTTCTCTTATTAAACTTGCTGGAACAAAATCTTTCGTAAATAAAAATGCGTGAGCGCCACCCGATTTAGATTTAAATACTGTTAATGGTAATTTTTTTTCGTTTATTTTATCTATTAATTGTTTATGGTCAAAAGGATAAACATCTACGTCTATACATCCCCACTTACATTTATTATCTTCTCTTATTGGAAATATTCCAAGAGAAGGCTCTTCACCATTTAAATGTTTTTGCCATAAAAAATCTGTAACAGGATCTCTAGATGTGAAAGACTTTGCTTCGTTCTTTCCTTTTTCTGAAATCTCTCCTTTTAATCTTGTATATCCGTATGCTTTATCATAGCCCGCAAATATCTTCTTGAATCTTTCTAACATTTTCCACTTTATTTAGTTGGGTGGTATCTCTACCACCCAAAAGGTTAACTATTTTCCGTTAGCTAATGATTGATAGAACTGTTTAGCTCTTTCATACACTGCTTGATCTTGGACTGGACCAACTTTTTCAAGACTGTATCCATACCATTGATTCCCTTTACCAGAATTTAATACGGTTTTTATCTTATAAACGTGGCTAAATGATGGCGGAGTATAAACACCGTTTTTACCATTTAGAGTTATAGACATCATCATAGCATTCCATTTTCTACTAATCTTTCCTTGAGAAGAACTCATAGAAATTAAAGCAGATTCTGAAGTACCATCATTATCTAATATTAAAACAAAATGTTGACCAACTGTTAAAATATAATTACCGTTTGGCAATCTATCTTTACCCATTTGATCTTTAGTTGTTTTAGTTAAGACATCAGAAGTATCTGAATAGATTTGTTCCGGTCTACCAGAACCTGTTCCAAAGTCAGACCATTCTTGATATTCAAGTTTATAATGACATGGAATAACATCTATTCCGTTTGCTCCATCATAAACTCTTTTTGTTACTGTATTTAGTAACATTCCTGGTTCAGCACCTTCTACATAAGCTTGATTTCGCTTTTGTGCTTCTGCTGATCCATTTTGTAAAAGTTTTAAAATAGGTAAAGCTAAACTTCCTTGCTTTACATTTTCAAAACCTGCATGTGCATCATCTTCAAATATTACTGTTGAAGGAAGAGGCGCAGCTTTCTTTGTTGCTACTTGTTTCTCGTTTCTCGTTTCCATTTTCTATTATCTCCTAGTTATTTTTGTTTGGTTACCCGCAAACGTTTTAAATAGATCAGAGGGCATCTCCTGTCCAGATTCGAGACGCTCTCTGACTACTGCCTTGAGTGTCTGGGAATGAACACCAACCTTCTGGACTGGTTCAAAACCCTGACCTCGTGCAAGGACAGCGTATTGCGCCGCCTTGTTATCTTCGCCACGACCAAAGGTAACTGTGATATCATTTTTAATAATATCACCTAGACCGTTGTTACGAAGCCATTCAAAAGCTTTCTCCTGAACATCAGGAGAAATAGATGCACTGTAAAAAGGTTTTACTTCTACAGATTCACCATCTTTTAGCTTTAATTTTGTAATGTGCATTTCCTGCATCATAATAGGTATTTCTATTTGAGAAAGTATTCTTGCTTGTTCTTTTAATTTATTAATACTTTCTTCTGCGTTAGCAATCTCGTCTTCTAAATCTTTTAATTTTAAAACTTTATCTGATAAAGTTTTTGCAGCATCAATTTGTGTAACTGATTCTACTCGGTCTTGTTCAAAATTTATTGTCATATTATTACCTTTCTATTCTGTATATTATAATCCCTTAAATTACGTTTGTCAAGTGCTCGTTTCAGATTTTTGATACAAGTCAATTTCAATTGGATAATATCTCCTTTCTTGTTTATCCCATTTTAATAATTTATACTTGCCATTAGTAATATCAGATACAACTGAACATGCAACACCTATTATTGCAGGATCACCTGTAAGTAGTAAATAATCTTCTGAAGTGTAATCTTTTAGCAACTGTCGTAACTTAAATACAACAGGTCCAGCACTTAATATTATTTGTGCATTTTCTGGAAGAAGAACTTTTAATGAACCATATTGAGAGGCCCCAATAATATTTATCTTTGGTCTACCTTCT